TTATCTTCTAATTCATAAGAATAACTAATATTACCAGCAAGTGTACTATTTGATTTTTGTTTTTTATTTTTAATATAACTTTTAAGACAAGATAATATTGGTTCAGAAAGTTTAGTTTTAATAAAACCAGCATTTTCAAAATCACAATTATTCATTTTTAGCCATTTCTTTTGGAACTGCTTGAATATTCCAATGTATAAATCTAAAAGGTTCTTTACCGTGATCTACTGCATATTCATGTTCTAAATATCCAGGAAAAATAATTAAAGTACCAGGCGTAGGTTTAATATGAATGTTGTCTGTTCCAGGTAAAATATCATTAACATTTGGTTTCATGGCAAGTTTAGTTGTTCTTGCTCCTGTTTTTGGATCGTGAAAAATTGGGTATGAAGTCTTATCACTACATTTTAAAAAATAAAATCCTGATACGTGCTGATTGTAATGAATGTGTGCTGAATGATGTCCACCACCTTTTTTAGAAAACTCTTGAACCCACATTTCAGAAAAAAGAGTTGTGTATAAATTCATGTCGTAACCCATTTGATCTAAAAATTCCCAAGACTTTTGACCTATATAATTTCTAAAGTCTAAAAAATCATTATCTAATGTTAAAGGGGTTGAATGATGCGATGTTCCAAAATCACCAAACTTCTTAATATAATCTTTATTTCTTTTTCTAGATTCTTTAATATATTTATCACTAGCTTTGCTTAAAGATTTTAAATATTCTGGTTTATGCTCTGTCCAAACAGGAGCCCAAAAATAATTACTTATGAACATTTTTTAATATTGTAAAAAGATTTGGTTTTTTCTTTACCAAATTTTTACATAACTCCTTTCTTTCATTTAATCTATTTATACATGATTTAAAGTCTTTTTCAAGCTCTGATGGTTTTAAATAATTATGTATTAATAAACTTGTCTTATCAGTAGGCGACCAATTCATGCCTGCTGCTATACAATGAAAACCTGCATTAAAAGAAAATTTAAAATTTATATTTCTTTGACGTGCATATTCATAAAAACCATAAAGAATGCTAGGTTCTAAATTAACTAAAGAACTATCCCATGTTTTATTTAAACAGTGTCTCCAATAAGGCGTGTCATCTCTATGTGACAAAGCATAATGAGCGGCTACAAATTGAGCAAAATTTTTAAATAAAAGTTTACATTGATAATTAAAATTATCTTTGTCCCATTGGGATACTTTGCCTCTTCTTAAATTTCTTAGTAGTATAATTAAAAATTCGTGAACAGAAAATAAACCATTACTTTCTAAAGGTTCAATAAAACCAGCAGAAAGACCTATGGCAATAACATTCTTAACCCATAATCTTTTATGGATTCCGACTTTCATCTTTATTTTTTTAAATTCTAAATCTTTTTGTTTTAAGTGTTTTTTAAATTCTTTAAGTGCTGTATCATCATCTACAAATTTACTAGAATAAACATAACCCGTACCAATCTTAGACCATAAAGGAATACTCCAAACCCAACCATTATCTATGGCTGTGCAATTAGTGTAAGGTACTAACTCTTTCTTTTTATTTTTGTATTTAATATGTGTAGCCCAAGCAGAATCGTTAGGTAATATATCAGCATAAGATTCAAAAGGTTCTTTTAAAGATTGACCTAATAATAAAGATTTAAAGCCTGTGCAATCTATATATAAATCTGCTTTGTATTTTTTGTTAAGAGATACAATTCCATTTTCATTTTGTTCAACAGATACAACGTCATCTATAATATGTTTTACTTTTTTACAGTATTTATCTCTCAACCATAGACCAAATTTTGTAGCGTCAAAATGGTAAGCGTGAGCAACTTCGTCTTTATCAAATTTATTTTGATTGACATAAGCCATTTGTAAAGGATGTATACATTCCGCATAATCAGAGTTAGGTGTAGATGGATTAAATATTTTTTTAAACCACCAATCATTTAGCTCTGCTTTATTTCCTTCCACAACTGGACTTCCAAAAGGATAATGGAAAGCTTTACCTTTTTTGTAAAAATCTGTAAATTTAATACTTAACTTATAACTTCCATCTACATGTTTTAAGAAATCTTTATCTTGAATATTAAGCAAACGCATCCAATCAGATATTTGTCTTAAGGTGCTTTCACCTACTCCAACTGTGGGTATATGTTTAGATTCAATTAAAGATATTTGATGTTGGGGTAATTGAGATTCTAAAGTAGCGGCTGTCATCCAACCAGCACTACCTCCTCCTATAATTAAAATTTTCATTTAAATGGGTATCCTAAATGCCATACTACAAGTGAATATCTAACCCCTTTTGTTACAGGTTTAACTCGATGCCAAACAGAGGAAGGAAAAACAATAATAGAACCTTTGGTTAATATTTCTGTTGCTTTTTTTAAATGTTTAAATTCATCCCTCATGTTAGGATCATAATCTCTAAAATCAAATTCTAATTCTCCTCCTTCATATTCAGACCCATCCGTTAATTGACAAGTCATGGATAATTTTCTTATTTTACCCTGATCTAAGGCATTAGGATTTTTTCTTTTATAAGGTTCAGGCCAACTGTCACAATGCCAATCGTAATACTGATTTAATTTATACTTTGTAAATTGACAGGATTCTGATCTATCCCATTCAAAATTCCAACCAGCATTTTTATTAGCTTCATGCACAAATGGATGTAATTCTTTGTAAATCCAATTTTCGCTTAACCAAACTAAATCTGACTTTCTTTTTCTTTGTAAATCTAACACATCTTTTTTATTTAATTTTTTATCTCCATAAGCCCCTGTTCTAGCCATTTCTTCTTTTTTTGATAAAGCATACTCAATAACTTCATCACAAAATTTTGGAGTTAATGCAGACCTAAAATACCAATAATTATTAGATAAAATCATAGGTTATAGTTTGGATAAAATTTAATATATCCTGTTGTTTGTTATCTAAATAATACATACAAGTTGAAGGAAACATAATAAAGTGGTTATCTTTTAATTTAATGTCCCAACTTCTTCCTTTACGTCTATTATCATCGTAATGTATTCGAACACTACATTCTTGACTGCTAACTCCATACAATAAAACGTAATCAGGTGAATTTTTTAAATCTACTTTATCTATCTGTAATAAAGGTGGTGTAACTTCACCAGGTTTATAAAGATTACCCCATGTAGATTTATTAACTAAAGTTAAATTATGTTTAACTCTCATGTGGTCTCTAATATAAGTGTTAAGCATATCCCATGATCTTGAAAATGGAAAATCTAAAGTAGGACTACTTAAATTTCTAAAGGAATGTTTTAAAGTATCCACACATAAAATAGAACGATCAATTTCAAAACCTTTTGGCATCGAAACGTCTCCATAAAATAATGCTATCTCTGTTAATACTTTCTTTTCCATTTCTTTCTTCTTATAAATGACAAGAAATATAATGTCAATATAAGTAAAGAATTTGATCTATATCAATATTGATTTAAAGGTGTGGTCGAACACCAAAATTTGTTAAAACCCAACCAGTTGTATTGTCTGATTGATACGCAGACTCATCCCAAATATATGTCCAAGTATGAGATAGAGCATTGTTTTGATTTTGTTGTTCAGAAGTTAAATCTGGAGGATTACCAAGCGGTGATTTCCAAGAAGCAGAAGCAATATCTTTAGTCCAACTATCATATTGTTTTGGCGACCAAAAAATTTCATTACTTGAATCCCAAGTATGACCTACCCCTGCATAGTTGCCTCTAAATGGAGTTCCACCTAATTTATGTTGATTGTTTTCTGTGTTATATGAAGTTTTAATCCAAAGATGTGAAGGCCAGTTATTATGTGTTTCTAAATAAGCCTGTCCAACAGATTCAGTTTCAGCACCCTCTTCATTGACTGTATTTGCATTTGCAACTACTACAACTTGTAAGACTACATTATCATCTGAAATTTTTGCAAAGTGTGCCATAATTTATTGATAGAGATACCTTATTATCACTATTCCTGAACCACCTGTTCCTGCGGTTGAATATCCTGCTCCTCCGCCACCAGTATTTGCTGTGCCACAGCTAGTTACGTGACCGGCTCCTCCACCGCCGCCACCTTGTCCACCATTAGATGCGGGAGGGGGCCCCATGGGCGTTCCTCCGCCACCACCAGCATAATAAGTAGCTGTACCTGTAATATCATTTGGTGCTCCATCTCCACCTTTTCCCGAAGGGCCAGGTGTTGAAGGAGGATTAGCATCTTGTCCAGCGTTGAGAGCTCCACCGCCGCCTCCGCCAGAATTAAAAGTTCCTGCTCCGCCTAATCCATCTCCACCAGGCATACCTTGAGGGGGTGATACTGGAGGTGTATTTCCAGCAGCTCCACAAAAAGGATAAATTTGGTGTCCTGGCCCACCTCCGCCAGATCCACCAGTATTATTTGGTTGAATAGAGCCACAATCTCCGCGACCTCCACCTCCACCAGTAGAAGTAATTGTTGAAAATATTGAATTTGAACCTTGTGCTCCTGTAGCTGTAGCTGTAGCTGGGCTGCCTCCCGCGCCTATTGTAATTGGATAGCCTGTTGCTGAAACCGGTAAAGCAGTTCCACGTGAAGGACTTGGGCCATAACCTGATGCTCTATAACCTCCAGCACCAGCGCCACCAGCATTTCCTACTTTT